CCGAAATGCGTAAAGTCGATGTCACGCCCTACATCGAGCAGAGAGACGGCGCAGACTATCTCAACTGGGCAAAGTGCAAGGAGCTTTTGCACGATAACGGCGCAGAGGTTGTGTACTTCGAGCCGTGCGTAAATGCAAACGGTTCCTCACTGTTTATGTCGGATCAGACATTCACCGATTCCAAAGGCAACACCAATCGTTGCTACGAGGTAAGAGTCCATATCGTCATTGATGATTTGGAGTTCGATGCTCAGTATCCGTTAATGAACGGAAGCAACCCTGTTAAGGACAACTCGATGAGCCAACAACGAGTGTGGAACGCTCAGACCCGTGCCTTCGTGAAGGGGGTCGCTATGAGAACTGGTCTCGGCTTCAATCTGTGGCTCAAGAATATGGAGGAGCAGAACACCGAAGAGGATCTCAGTAAGCACAATCTGTTTGCCATCAAAGAGCGTATGCAACAGGAATATACGATGGCTATCCGAAACAAGCGTATGTCAACCAAAGACATTGCGGATGCCTGCGGAATGACCGAGGATGAGGTTAAGGTTGTGTTCACCTACTTCGACCAGCTTGACCGCTTTGAGAAGAAGTTGATGTCCTTATGATTGCCAGTAAAGACAGAGGCGGGTTCTTCGGAGCAAGCGATACGGACAAGGTCATCGGCAACTGGAAGACAGACACATGGATGAAGTGGTGGCTTCAGAAATTGTCCATCAACAATGACCATTTTGAGAATGTGTACACACTTGCAGGAACTCACTTTGAACATCGCATTCTCGAGAGCCTCGGTATTCTTATGGAGTTTGACAAGCAGATTATCATTGAGGATCTCCTACTTAGGGTCAACCTTGATGGAAATACAAACGATTGCATATACGAGTGCAAGACCTTCAAGGCAGAGAAGGGGTTCAAACTACCGCCGAGATACATCAACCAAGTGCAGGTACAGATGTTCGCATCTGGTATTCGTCAAGCAGAGATTGTTGCCTATGGCTTGGAGGAGGCGGATTACAACAACTTCTTCAGACCGATAGACCCCAACAGGTTACAGCGACACCGTATCAATTATGATCCTGCGTGGATAAACACCAAGTACCTGCCGAAATTGAAAATCCTCGGTGACTGCTTAAAGAGAGGGGTGCTACCAAATGAAGCTATTATTTGACAAAGCACAGTGGATGATGTCCGCTGACGGTGCCTACCTTATGATCCGAACCAACCGCCGTGATGCAACCGCTTTCTGTGATGAGATGAAGGAAGGCAAGGTATATGAGGCTGACATCAAGGAGCATCGCAAAAAGCGAAGCCTTGATGCGAATGCATACGCTTGGCTTCTTATCGGTAAACTCGCCAACAAGGTAGGTCTTCCAAAGGAGGAGGTTTACAGAGAGTTCATCAAGGATGTGGGTGGCAACTACGAAATCTTCCCCATACGCAACGATGCTGTAGAAAAGTGGATATTCAATTGGAGGCAGCGTGGAGTTGGATGGGTGTGTGACATCCTTGGTGAGAGCAAACTGGATGGATACACCAATGTGATTTCCTACTACGGCTCTTCCTCCTATGACAGCCTGCAAATGTCCAAGCTCATCAACCTCATACAAGAGGATTGTAAGCAATGTGGCATCGAGGTGATGACACCCGAAGAACTGGCGTTGCTGATGGATGGGTGGGCATCATGAGTAAAGCCTCCAAAGCCTGCGACATATCCCCCACCGTCCGCAAGGAAGTGATGGATCGTGACGGAGGTCGGTGCATCATCTGTGGCTCGATGCAGGGCATACAGATAGCACATTACATATCCAGAGCAAGACTTGGTCTTGGGATACCGCAGAACTTAGCGTGTATGTGCCTGCTTTGCCACGCAGAGATGGACAACGGCAAATATCACACGGAATATCAAAACATCTTTAAAGGGCATTTGCAGGCAAAATATGACCACTGGGATGAGACAGAACTTACATACAAGAAATGGAGATGATGATATGAAGGTAACGCAATGCGAGAGAATCATTCGGCACCTTAACGATTTCGGGACCATCACCTCAAGGGAGGCGATGATTGAGTACGGCATCTATCGGCTGGCTTCTCGCATAGCAGATTTGAAAAAGCAAGGATACCAGTTCGACACAACTTTTGACAGTAGCAAAAACCGCTATGGTGAGGTCACACACTTCGCTGTGTATCGTCTCACCGCTACACCTAACACATAATGAAAAGGAGAAATCAACTATGAACAGCACCAACATCTCGGGCAGACTTACTGCCGAGCCGGAACTGAAACACACGCAGAGCGGAGTTGCCGTCTGCTCCTACACATTGGCGGTCGACCGACCGAAAGTTAAGGACACAACGGATTTCCTCAATTTTGTCACTTGGCGGCAAGGCGCAGAGTACCTTTGCCAATACGGCCATAAGGGCGATATGGTGGAGGTCACAGGCTCGCTCACAAGCCGCCAATGGCAAGACAACAACGGCAACAACCGCACCGCCTACGAGGTGGTTACGGATACCGTGAAAATCGTCTCCAGATCGCAGAGCAATCAGAACAGTAACGCTCAACCTCAGTTCCGCCCTCAACCCCAACCACAGAATGACTACATCGTCATCACCAACGATGTGGATCTTCCGTTCTGAGGAGGGATGAAGGGTGATACACCTCGGTGACATAACAAAAATCAGTGGCGTGGACGCTCCTACAGTCGATGTGATTGTAGGAGGCAGCCCCTGCCAAGACCTCTCCATCGCAGGCAAGAGAGCAGGACTTGATGGTGAACGCTCTGGCTTGTTTATGGAGCAGATAAGAATCATAAAGGAGATGAGAGAGCATGACAGACAACTTGGAAGGGCAGGAGACATGGTTCGACCAAGATATATGGTTTGGGAAAATGTCCCCGGAGCCTTCAGTTCAAACAAAGGAGAAGACTTCCGAATCGTCCTCGAAGAGACGGCAAAAGTCGCAGACAAAGATGCCTCTATTCCTATGCCTAATGTCGGGAAATGGCAAACAAGCGGATGCATCGTGGCAGACGGATGGAGCATTGCTTGGCGAGTTCTCGATGCACAGTTTTGGGGAGTCCCCCAACGCCGCCGTAGAATCGCACTTGTCGCAGATTTTGGAGGTCAATCCGCACCCGAAATACTGTTTGTCCGCCAAAGCGTGTCAAGGTATATTGAACAGGGCATCTCGAAGGGGGAAACAACTTCCTCAAATGCTCAAGGATGCACTGGAGCAAATGATATCTTCTGCATCGATGGAGACAAACTGAACAAAAAAGAGCGCAAGGGCGGTAGCGGTATAGGCTACAGAGAAGGAGACAAGCAATACACGCTCACGGCAAAAGATGTACATGGAGTCGCTTACTCTTTTGAGCCGGGCATTGCAAGTAGAGAAGGTGGTCACATATATGAGAATGTGAGTGGTACTTTACGAGCCAATGCAGGTGACAATCAAATGGCGGCCGCTTACACGCTGAAGATTAGCTCTGGATGCGAAGGTGGAGGCAAAGGGGCGTTGATACAGGCTGAAAAGTCTGCAACGCTGTCCACCTTGCAGGATCAAACTCTGTTTCAGCCTGTGTACTCCATTGAAAACCATCCTGCGGACAGCCGTGTGGATATCGATGAGAGTGGCAAAGTACAGACCCTCACTTCTCGTATGGGAACTGGTGGCGGTAATGTGCCTATGGTTATGGAACAGGTAGCGTTCAGTAAAAGCAAGAGAGCGCAGTCTGCCACCGACTATGAGACTTGGCAGGAGAGTGACACAGCAAACACCCTCAACACCTTTGACCAAGGGGATGTCAGAACGAACGAGTGTATTGTCGCTTTAGATAGAGCCTCTTTCAATCAAGGAAAAAACGCTCAGTTCGATATTGGTGTCAGCGAAAACGGAATAGCACAATCTCTCGTTGCAAAAGGTCCCGGCGGAGTGTGCTATGCCGTAGACCAAGGTGGCGGTAAATCTCAAGCGAATGTACAGGAAGGCATATCCCCCACGCTTACCTGCACTCACGGCGGTGAGCCTGCTGTGTGCTACAGTTTCGACAGTTTAGCATCTAACAGTATGAAGTCTTCCAACCCTTATAGCGGATGCAGAGAGGTGGATGTGGCAAAGACCTTGGACACAACGAACCCAGATCCGAGCAAGAATCAAGGCGGTATGGCTGTTGTGGAGCAAGTATATACCATAGGGAACGGACAAGTTGACCAAACCGACCTCCACGAAAAAGCGGGTACGCTTAACTGTAGTTTGAACTGCAACAATGTTGTCCGCACCAGATATATTGTCCGCAGGCTTACTCCGTTAGAATGCGAGAGACTCCAAGGGTACCCCGATGGGTGGACGGACATTGGAGAGTACACAGACTCCAGTGGCAAAAAGAAGCAGTCCTCGGATGCAGCTCGATACAAGGCTCTCGGCAACAGCATCGCAATCCCTCCGTGGAAATGGGTTATGAAGCGTCTGTGTGCATGTTATGAGCGAGATGCTACCTTGGCTTCACTCTTCGATGGTATAGGAGGTTTCCCTTACATATGGGAGCAACTTAATGGCAAAGGATCTTGCCTGTGGGCATCGGAGATTGAAGAGTTCCCGATTGCCGTCACGAAGGTGAGAATTGGAGAATAACCAAACACCCCTGTGGGTGGCAACATCCACAGGGGAATACATAGAAAGGAGTGGTGGCGTTGGCAGAACGCAGGATGTTTGCAAAAACAATAGTTTTATCTGATGCCTTTTTGGATATGCCATTGAGTGCCAGATGCCTGTATTTTACCCTTGGTATGCTTGCGGATGACGATGGCTTTGTAAATAGTCCAAAGAGCATTATGAGGCAAGCAGGTGCATCTGTAGATGACTTGAATCTGCTTATGGCAAAACGATTTATTCTTGCCTTTGCCAGTGGCGTGATAGTCATAAAGCACTGGAGAATCCATAATTACATCCAAAAAGACAGATACAAAGAGAGCAAATACTTAGAGGAAAAAGCCTCACTTACAGTGGATCAAAATGGTGCGTATACAGAATGTATACAGGATGTATCCGCTTTGGATACACAGGATAGGTTAGGTAAGGATAGTTTAGAGATAGAGTTAGGAGAGGATAATATATCTTCGGCTACGCCTCCGAAACCCTCCAAACATAAGCACGGTATGTATAACAATGTTCTTCTCACTGATGAGGAATACATCAAACTACAGGCAGAATTCCCACACGATTATACAGACCGCATTGACAGACTGTCGGAGTATATCGAGTCTAAGGGTGCTAAGTA